GTACGCGCTATTGATGATTCGGTCGCGACCGCCGCCCGGCATCATTTGACGGCTATTGCGTTCCGTTACCGCTGCAATGCCACCACGATTCGCCGTTAGGTGATTCGCCCAGAATGTTACCGCGTGAAAGGCCTTGTGCAGCCCAACGCGTTCGCTCTGACCGTTACCGTGTTGCCAGCAATCCTTGAGCGAATCCAGGTCACGATTAAACGCGGCCCAATGTGAAGATTCTTTTCCGTCATCGTTGCGTTTTGGAATGTCATCAACGCTATCAACTTTCCCGCCGTACCGCGTGGCGGACATAGTCAATAGAACGCGCTCAAAGTACCGCGTAGCGTCTAGCGTGGTCACGTAATGATTCGCCATCAATTCGGCTTGTCGTTTAACGTGTCCAAAATCAAACGTTAGCTGTGACGCGAGATACTCCACTACGCCGTCAACATCAACGGTGCTTTTATGTGAGTAACGCAAGTCTGCTTTAGCGTTCGATAACCACGTGGCGTAGGCGTTCGCGCATTTGGGCAATGCTGACTGTTGACCGATGATCATTGATCCGTCTAGACCATCACGAATCAGTAGAAAGTGTTCTACCTGTTCGTCGTTATAGAGTCTGTCGCATTCCCTAACGCGTGCTACTGCAAACACCGCTAGACCTTGATTGATCTGTCCAGCCCATTCGAAAATGATAGGTGTTCGTGCTTGCAGCCCGGTGAAAATTGACGCAATGTCAGTAGGCTGATGACCATCAAATTTGTACTTAGGTGAGACTGTCCCGCGTGGCGTTCTGACTAGCGTCTGATTGCCCGTGTCTAGACTGGTCATCACCGGCGTACGTATGTGGTGACTAACGTTCTGCACGCGTGGCGTGTTGACCACGTGCGACATGTCGTTAGCTTTAGTCTCAACTAACATGATGTCCGCGTTGACTGAATTAATCGCCGCGTACGTGTCTACTGAGTCCCATTGAAACCTACCGAATGCGGTCATCAATTCAGAGTGTAAATTTCTGACTTGATAACCATCCTGCGGGGCAATGGGATTAAGAAACGTGGTGTTAGTCCACCAATGTACTAATGATGATGTATCGCGTAAAACTTGATTGGTTATACCCATAGGGTTTATCTATCCTCCGCGCCTGATTGATTAAACGAAAACCATCACCCGGCGCGAACTAGATGATAGTTCCCGGTGTGTTACCACTACGATGAAACGGTAGTGCCTGACTCGCAAACTAGGACGCAGTAGTTGCCTACTGTCCCGCGCCGTCAAGTGTTAGCTTGAATGGTCTATTACTTGCATATTTTCAAGACTATCAGACCGCAATACTAACGGGGCAATAGTAACGATTTACGGTTTACTTATCAATCACTGATTTACCCTAGGCGCTAGCATATCTTTATGGGGATATCAATAGCTGAATTAGTTGACAATATGCTGTAGATGATATAGGGGGGTCACACTTTCCCCCCCTGCTATTTCTTCAAATGTCAACCCTTGACCGGTTCACCGAACCATGCTAGGCCAAATGCGAACGATTCTCATTAGCAAATGCGAATACGAATGATTCTCATTCAGCCATAAGCAAATGATTGCATAATAATATTAGAATATGCTAATATGCCTCTATGCGAATGCGAATGCGTCTCATTCTCATCGCCGCTGTGCAGCCGGGGCCACCCCCCCTTTTATAAAAAATACTCAGCGCGATATTCACCACACTCACCAGTTGGGGGGTAGAATGTCTAAACAGCTAACTAACTGATAACAAAAGGATTTTTGATATGGCTATGATGCCGAATGCCCCTCCGGGGCCACCAATGGGAATGCCGATACTAGAAACACCCCAGAAACCGCTTGAAACCCCACAAGATGCGGGTTCCAGCACAGAAGCCTTGGTTATGGAGTTAGTACCAGCCGTACAGAACGTCCAGAGGATTATGGGGGAACTGGAGGCTAGGGGAGTCAATGTAGAGGAAGCTATGGCCTCAGCGGTCCCAGAAGAGCCTCTAATGGGCGATATGGGCATGGAGCCTGTAGGGGTAGGGGCAGAGCTAGATATGCCCGTACAGGGCGCTACAGGGCTTCTGGGGGATATTGCGTGAGGACAGAGAAGCAGGTAGCCTTTGTAGAGGCATACTGCCAGACAGGTAACGCCACCAAGTCTGCCATTCAGGCAGGCTACTCTGAGGCTACAGCCAAGCAGAAGGGCCATGAACTGAAGAACCAGTTCAAGAGGGAGATTGAGGAGAGGATCAAGAAGATGGTTCAGGACTCGATCCCTGCTGCCTTGAACCAGATCAGCCAACTGGCGCAGACTGCGACCAGTGAGCAGGTGAGGCTTAATGCCTCCAAGGACATCCTAGACAGGGCAGGATTGAAGCCTGCTGAGAAAGTTGAACAGAAAATATCACATGACGATAAGTCAATAGATGAATTGAGGAGGGAACTTGAAGCGCTGACAGGAACGACAGAGATTGAAGAAATACCCGAACTGGTGAACTGATGGCTCATGTAACGTCTTATTCTCAGGAGGATGAGGATGGGATATTCCTATACAGCCACGGGAAGCGCATTGGAGGGCCGTACAGGACAGAGGCTGAAGCGACTGCTGCGAGTAAGGCTGCTTCTGGCCTGTTAGGTGAAAAGCCCATAGAGGACTATATAGCGTATTTCGGGCAAGGGCTTATGCCCAAGGAAGAGGCAAACCTGTTCAACACAGGATTCGGAGAGTTCCTACAGGAGACTTACAGGTATGGAAACCCACCTCCTACGCTAAAGCTGGGTATGCTAAAGCACCCTGATGCAGGCCATGTAGTTGACATGGGTACCCCGCAGCCAAAAAGGCCCGATTTAGGGTGGGAGATGAGAGGTCTGGCAGGTCATTCGGATCTCGGCAGTGCTATAGCTGAGGTTATAGAAACTACAGGACATGACTCCCCTAGAGAGTACTACGACTATCAGAAAAAGAGGGGCAATCTAAGGGAAGGGCTTTCCTTTGAGGATTGGATGAAGACAGACAAGTCCCTGAAAGCTGATGAGCCTTTCGTTGCTGGTGTCGCGCAGGGTCAAGAGCCTTTAAGGCCTACCATGTGGTCGCACGAATTTGCCCACCTTGGTCAGTTTGCTACGCCTGAGTCCGGAAGTGGGAAAGAAGCTAGGCAGAGGATGAGGGATATCATGTATCCCAGCCTCAGGCACCCTGAAGAAATAGAGAGCGACCTAGAGTGGTTAGAGGATGAGGGGTACGAAATAGGCGGGGAAGATTGGATGCAGTTGTACGAGAACACCAAGTTAGAGGATGAGTACGCTAACGAGCAGTTAAGGTTGATGGGCAAGACTCCCGGAGGAACACCTAACCTTCAGGTATTAGAGGACTGGCTAGAGGGTGGAAGGACTAAGGAAGGCTACAAAGAGGTCATATTACGGAGACGAAGGGAAAATCTTCCGGGCCTTATGGGGATGTGGTACAAAACAATGGGGCTTTTTGATGCCAATTAAGAAAGTTAAAGGCGGTTACAAATGGGGCAATCGTGGTAAAACATATCCAACAAGGAAGGGCGCACAGCGCCAAGCAGCGGCAGCCCATGCTTCTGGGTACAAAGGAAGAACTAGAAAAAGCAGTAGAAATAGCTAGGACTATACGGGAGAGGGAACGATACAACAGGATCGACAACTATGATCCGTACCCTTACCAACTAGCTTTTCACGAAACAGGGGCCACCTGTAACCAGAGGCTCTTGATGGCTGCCAATCGTATAGGCAAGTCATATTGTGGAAGCGCAGAGATGGCCTATCATCTGACTGGACTGTACCCAGACTGGTGGAAGGGCAGGCGGTTCAGACAGCCTATTGTAGGCTGGGCTGGCGGGGTTTCTAACGAAACCACAAGAGATATTGTACAGTTTGAATTACTGGGTTCCCCTGACGACCCGGAGGCCTTTGGTTCCGGTACTATACCGAAAAAATACATAATAAAAACCGAAAGGAAGCCGGGTGTCCCTAACGCCAAAAGCGTAGCCCTTATACGACACGTGTCCGGGGGGAACTCATCTTTATTCTTCAAGGCCTATGAAATGCAGGTCGAGAAATGGCAGGGAAGGTCTGTGGACTGTATCTGGCTCGATGAGGAGCCTAGCAGGGAATTGTACTCACAGGCCGTAACGAGGACTCTGGACAGGCAGGGCATGGTTTATATGACCTTTACCCCTGAAGCAGGGATGACCGAGACGGTTGCGTCCTTTATGAACAACCTAAAACCGGGCCAATCCCTCAATAATGCGACATGGGACGATGCTTCAGAGCGCGTAATGTCCATGCGTGGCAACAGAGGCCACCTGAATGAGGCTGTGATGGAGCAGATTCTCTCCTCCTATGCCCCACATGAGAGGGAAATGAGGCGTTACGGGAGGCCTTCCATAGGCTCAGGGCTAGTCTTTCCTATCTCAGAAGAGAAGATTATGATTGATCCTATCAAGATAGAGGATCATTGGCCTCGAATATGCGGTATTGACTTCGGTTTTGACCACCCTACGGCCTGTGTATGGGCTGCATGGGACCGGGAAGAGGATATGTATTATGTATATGACTGTTACAGGCAAGCAAAGGCTCCTCCAGCCGTGCATGCCCAAAATATACGCAATCGTCCCCAGTTTATCCCCGTTGCTTGGCCCCATGACGGCAATAGACGAGATTCTATGGGTAATCCCGGTCTGGCTGAGCAATATCGTAATTTAGGGTGCAATATGCTTGCATTTCACTTCGAAAACCCGCCTGCGCTAGGGGAAATCAAGGGGGGAAACTCCATAGAAGTCGGAATTATGGACATATACCAGAAAATGGAGAACGGACAATTCAAGGTCTTTTCGACTCTAGGGGATTGGTTCGAGGAATTCAGGATGTATCACAGAAAAGACGGCAAGATCATACCTTTGAGAGATGATCTTATGTCAGCTACACGGTATGCAATCATGTCTATGCGATTTGGCGTATCTGGCGGCGACCCACAGTGGACAAAGGACATAGAATATAAGAATTATGGCATCATCTAAACCTACAGAAGAAGAACTGGTCACAAGGATTCGGGGAGAAATCACCGATTCCCTAGGCTATATGGGGGATACTATCTCTCACCAGCGTGAGCAGGCCATGCAGTATTACTACGGCCTTCCCTTTGGCAATGAAGTTGCGGGGCGTTCCCAGTTTGTGGACACAACGGTGGCAGATACTATCGAGTGGATCAAACCTTCCCTAATGAGAATATTTGCTTCCGGGGACAACATGGTTACGTTTGAGCCTCACGGGCCAGAGGATGTAGAGGCGGCTAAACAAGCGACAGATTATGTGAACTACGTATTCCAGAAGGATAACAACGGCTGGGAAATACTCTACTCTTGGTTCACTGACGCCCTGTTGAGCAAAAACGGCATCGTAAAGGTGTGGTGGGACGAAACTGAGGAGCATAACCGGGAGGAGTACAAGAATCTAACAGAAGATGAACTCGCTGTCCTCCTGAACGACCCTAACGTAGAGGTTATAGAACATAGTCCGCCCGGAGAGTCTGTAGAAGGCTATACTGAAGCCATAACGCAGGGACACCATGTAGTTATAAAAAGGGACTTGAGCGAAGGCCGGATAGTTGTCGAGGCTGTCCCCCCATCAGAGTTTCTGATATCACGCGAGTCCAAATCAATAGAGGATGCTAGGTTTGTTTGCCACAGGGTAATCAAAACC